TTTGTTTCTAGCCTCGGTTCAACTAGGGACACAGGTTTCCCTGGTACAAAGTTTTACCCGAGTTGTCGACTTACCGACGAGGCGGCGTAGGAGGAGGACGTCGACGACGAGGCTCAATGAGCTTCTCGATGACTTTCTCTTCCTTTTTCAACTTCTTCTTGAGCTTTTGAGGCTCACGCGATTGGAAGCGACTGATCATGTCAGCCGCTAACGCCCCAGCAAGAGGATTGCCGGTAAAAGCAGTTGCGAGAGCAGGCGCCGCGACCATTGCCATCGGCTTTACAGTCGATAGCACGCGCGAAGCGGCTTCTCGGAACCATGTTCCAAAAGCGTTTTCATCGAGTCGAACACCGGGTGGAGCGAGGCGCAATGCCTCGCTGTAAACGGCGCGAGCGATGGGGTCAAAAGCTGGCGAAGGCGGTTGAAGTACCACCAGGCCTGGCTTGGTCGAAAGATTGGCACTCTCAATGATCCACCGGCAGGTGAGTTTGAACTTAGCGTCCGTGCTCTGCCCTGTAATGTAGATCCCATGTTGAGCTTTGGTAAAGTCAAAGGATCGATTCAGGCAGGGGCGGTCGGAGCTTACTCCAGGGCCAGTGATTCGAGTAGTGGAAAGGCAGACCGACGTTTGCACGTCGGCCGGCACTCCGCCACAACTGAGAGCGGTTTCGGTAGCCCCGTCCCAAATGGATTCGGCCGGGGCGTAACTGGTGTAGGGAATTTCCACTTCTTGCAACCTTGGAACCACGTAGGCTCCGTACTTGGAATGCCAAAGACGCGAACCTGGAAGGTTCAGTGCGTCATCGGCAGTAGCGGGCGGGCCAGTGCACCTGTGGACGACGTTAGTCACACCAAACAGGATTCCGGACCCGACACCGTACCTCTGTGCCGCTCCACTGGAGTGGCGAGAGTTCTGTGCGTAGACCGTGATGGTCCCTTCCATGTCAAGGACTTTGGAAACGTTGGCAAGCTCGAAGTCCTGGGCTATGATTCGGTGAAGACCGAGAGTATAGTCAGAGGACATCGCAGCAAGATCCGCAGTACCAGAGACCTGGTAGTCAGGGGAGGTTGATTGAAGATAGCACTCGTCGGGCGTCGGAGCGACGTTCGTACCAGTGCCTGGATAATTGCGCCCCTTGCACCAGCTAGGGGTTCCAGTTTTAACGTAAATGACGTTGACATTTCCAGGGCCGCGGTCGGCCGCCTTGGAGTTGACATCGAAGATGGCAGTCGAGCCCGCAAGGGCTGTCCACCACGAAGATGCCGACGTTGTAGGCGTCTCGAGAGCTGCTGTTTCACCCAAAATGTTGGGCATGTTGAAAATGTGGGCATCCCAGGTTTCCCCAGGAGCCAACGTTGCCAAGAAAGAAGCAGGCGGTCTGATGTCAAGATCACGTTTGACGACTTGCACGATTGAACGTGTGCGAGAGCCGTCAGGGTACCCACTCAAAGAGAGGGCTTCGTCATGGTAAGGGTCGAGAGCGGCAATGAGCCAGCTCTCGCCCTCAGGAGACATCCCCGCGCTATTGAGTCGGCGAACAAGTTTCGCCTGAGCGCGGTCGATGTGTGACAATCGATTGGAAAGGTTGGAGGATGCCAGTTCCTGCGCAATTGCGCCGGAGGGCCCCTCATCGTTGTTCCCAATATTCATTGGCCTAGCACTCAGCCGGGTGCGGGAGTGCCAGCATGTGGTCAAACACAAACTCCAAGATTGGGATAGCCAAGTGCGGTGGCATGTACAGGATCTCTTCGTAGAGACCCCACATGTTTTCCACACTCAACTTTTTCATCACCAAGAATCCGAAGATCATCTTCTGGTAGTTGGTAAGATAGGCCCTGTAGGACCCGTCTTCCTTCTGCTGGAAGCGGTGACTGCAAAAATTGAAGTCCGTGGTCTCGTCTCTGTGGGCGTCGCGAAGGACGTAGCCAAAAGAAGCCATTCGTTCATTGAGCTCCGCCGCGGTTGCCCACGGGGGTGCTGCTTGCACGATGTCATCTCCTGCCACTTTCCTTGCGGCCGCTCCACACATTCGGGAGACCGTAGCACGCATAGTGCCATTGTTGATTGTCGTGACCCGGCTTCCCGAGGGTTGGATACCCAATCGAAGCTTTGCTACGAGTGTCCCGTCCTTAAGTAGGTACGGGGCTCGAGCGAGCATGATGGCCCAGTTAGTGAGTGCGTTGCGAAACGCAGCCATAGACTGTGGCGAGGGTGTCCGGTTGCCCGGGACGGGTTTGTTGTCTGAGTCTCGATAGAGCCTCGAGCGAGGAACAGTTTTCAAACGAACGACGTTCGATGTAATCTGCAACTTCTCAAGGGTTACTGAAGTGTCCCAACCACTGATGTCGCTGCCGTCAGGACCTTTGCCGCCGGCATGTTTGTTTACCATTTCCTTAACTGCCTCGCCAAAAGTTGTGGCAAGTTCGTCGGAAAAACCGATCCCAAGAGCAAGCTCTGAATGGGGAAAACGCGCCTTTTGAGCGCGCTCGTATTCCCTAAACAGGGTGAGCTCCACGAGTTGGAAAAGGAGGCCTGTGTGCACAATAATGCGCCATCGGCCGGCTTTCGCCTTTCTCTGTGGGTGTGGTTCGTTTTTGATAAAACACATGAAGACCGGCAGCATGCCCGCGTCTACAAGTTGTCTCACGTCCTTTTTGAGAAGGAACTCGGGGCCGACCACACAAGCCACCCACAACAAGTGTGCGGCGGCAAGTATGGTCTTTTCGAGCATTTCCTCATCATCAAGGATTGTCAAATTCTCTTTTATTTTCATGAAGGGGTAGCCAGGTGACGAGTCAGATTGAACTCCCGAAACGGAAGTTCTGACCGCACGAAGGCAACCTTCATAGGTAGTAAAATCAAATGCTCCTTCCCGGTCTCCCGGGAAGTAGCAAGGTGCTTGGCTTTGGGCTGTGGAGATGCAAGCATCTTCAATCGGGATTTCTCCCGGTCGGCAGTGCCGCAGCCCTCCATTCGTGAAGAATTTCAATGTGGGCGCCGGACCTAGTCCAGCATCCTTTTGAATGCGATCCGGTCCTCCGCCGACAAGTGGGCGAGGGCCTGGGCGGCAGAAAGCGCCACGGAGTGCGTGGTACTTTCCTTCGCTTTGATCAAATTCAGGATGGCCTTGATAGAATTCCCGTAGGGTGTCGAATTGAGTGACTCCTTCTTGGCTTTCTTGCTTTGATTTTTCTTTTTCTTCTTGGGTGTCGAAGGATCGGATCCAACGTGGGGCATCGTCTGCTCCGTTGAAGGCGGGACAGACTCCTCCCTGGTTGGCTCCAGAGAAATTGCGTCGAGGATTACTTCGTCTTTCATCGGCATCTTCTCCGCTGAGGCCCCCTGGCTTGAGGGGGCCTTCGTCGAAGTGCTGGGTGTGGCAGACGAGTTCTCCCCAACCGGGGACTTGGTAGACGTGTTGTCCGTTTCCCCTCGAGGGGAGGACGGCGACAGGTCGTTCGAAGAGGATTGAGAGCGCCCCTCTGACGGCTCGGACGCCGAGTTCAGGGGCTGCAAAGGTGTGCACATCGGAGAGGACTCCGTTGTAGGGCTCGCTGTTTCCGGGACGACCAAGTTTGGCGTCTGGGTAGGTGCGGGCCCCGCTCGTTCCTCTTTCA